TGGATCAAAGTCATTCTGAGCGTTGTCCACAGCACCTGCTTTACTTGCATCCCCGGAAGTAGCTGTGTCTTTAGTTGTACTATCACACTTACCAAGAGACTTCTTAGTTGCCACTTTCTTTTTAACTGGAGCTTGTACAAGATCAGGAGGAAGAGCAATCTTCTTTAGATTAGCAAAGCGGATAAGCTCAAAGGTAATGTCTGCATATAGTGCGTATCCGCTCTCAGTATCCTCACGGAAGTTAAGGCCAGTAATTATTAAAGCCTTAGTATCATCAGCGGGAAGTTTTTTTACAAGTGATATGTCATTATCATTTGTTTCATATAAAGTAACTGGGCGAATAGTGGTTTCTAGCTGACCAGTTACTAAGTTAATTCCCTCGCCACTTTGCAGCGAAACAAGTAAGTCCTGAATACCCTCTATATAACTAGACCCCCTAAAACGGGATTCATCTAATACACCATCACCCTCTGAGCCGGGTACTCCATCCATAAGAATTTCTGGAGTGCTATCCGAAAGAAATTGCCCAATAACATTAGGTAAGTACTTCATTAGACTTGAAGCATCTGTAGAAGTTACTTGGACTGCGGTTGGTCGATGTCTTGCGTTAGAAGGAGACTCACCTAACTCATTCTGCAATATACCTGAAATTCGTGCTATATCAACTTCAGATATAACCGCACTCATTGTAAAGACTGGGTTGTTATTTATATAGTGATCTGTTATATTACTACCACCGTCGATTGGATGCTTGGTGACAGCTCCTGTAAAAGAACGGTTCCATGAAGTTACAGCATCGAATAGTAGGAACCCTCCAGCGTTACTCTCACTTGGCTCCCAACTTAGGGCGAATGACATTTATTATTCTCCTTGTGGGAAGTGCACAAGTGCTTCAGTATATTGGCCAGTAATTAGATAATTTGACTGGTCCTTGAGCTTACTCATCAGAATCTCAGAGAGAGCTTCAGGGTCACTTGTGTTGGCGTTGATTACAATGGCACCAGAGTTGATGTTTACTTGGTTAGTTTGAGAAGCTTTAAATTGCTCCCTAGACATTGCCATTTCGCGTTGATAGTCAATGGAAGCTCTGTCACCATCAGAGAGTTTACCACCCTTAAATGGGGCGGCTAAGGCATTCCAAATCTGTGAACTACCTTCAGTAGCAACTCTATAACCAAACTGACCAGCGGTTGTAAGAGGCGTCATCCAAGGACTTTGTGGAGCTTGGGACGCTGGCGTAATATTCTGACCCTCGGCAATAGCTTTCACTTCGGCAGGAGTGGCACCGTTTAGGCTAGCCATCATTGCACGAGAAGCATTTGTCGCAGCACCCATACCACCGCCTCCCGGCAGGAAGGAGTTTAGAATCTTAAATGTATAGAGAAATACATCTTTAAGTCTACGAAGAAAGTCTGTAATTGCAGGGCCAAAGGCTTGAAGAATCATACCCCAACCATCTACCGCTGTGCCTAGTGTTTTGGAGATTTCTATGCCAAGTTCACCAAGCCCTACCCCAAGATCATACACAATCTTGGCATTCATTTCACCGATTGCATCAGCAACCCAGCTATCACGGCCCTCAAAGGCTCTCTTAAAAGATTGAGGCAACAGCATTGCAAAGGATGTGTATTGTGAGAGTTTATCAAAAGCCTTTCCTAATGTCTCAACTAATGGGATAGACTCTTTCATAGAAACTGCAAAAGAACTCCACAGTCTAGCAAACCCACGCTCACCACCTTTCTCAGAGAAGGTTTGCAACAATCCACCCCTACCTGAGATAGCATTCTCTGCCCTTGCTTGTTGTGCAGTTGAGCTGTTACGTGCCTTCTCAATACCACCAGCAGAAAGGTCATTCATAAGCTTAGTTACAAGAGGGAGAACATCAGCAGTCTTCACATTACCGTCTTGCATAGCTTTCATCAGAGCAGCACGAGCTTTAGCACCAGTCAGATTTCCACCTGTTTGAATCTGGTAGGCATCTGCAAACAATTGAGGCACTTCACCAAATCCAGCAGCATCGCCAAGCTGACCTTTCAGCTCTTCTGCCATTACCTGCCCTTTAGCAGACATCTGACCTACAGCAGTGAGAGCACGGTTCATGGAGACTTTACTGGCACCACGAGTACGACCAAACTGCATAAAGCTTTCAAAGGTTTGTTGTGAAGAATCTACACCCATAAGAGGCATAGAAGATGCCATGAACTTAGTAAACTGAGGGAGAGTATCTGCATAGTTGATGCCCATGTAGTTACTACGTTCCGACAGCCTATCCATAAGTTCTTTAGCTCTACCACCAAGTACAGACTCAGCCGAGATATTAGCATTCACCAAATCTTGGTTTGCTGTGTTCAATGCGCTTGCACCATACACGCCACCAATCAGAGGAAGGCTAGCAGCTCCGTAACGCATGAAGGCACCAGTAGCACCGCCTGCATGGAGATAGTTAGCGCTGCTTATTCTGGCTGACGACGATCTGGCTCCGACCCTACCCGTACTAAGGTTGTCTGTTACTTGTGTTCTGGCACTGTCACGGACGGGGTAGTTAGATTTTGTAGATGAGTTTACTGAAACACTACCACGCATAGCACGTTGCATTGTAGCCTGTAAAGCTGCCCTATTGACAGAGAACTTACTAATCTCAAAGGTTACTTTGGAACTGGCTTGGTCAAGGGCGTTGCCAAGAATAGTGTTAAGCTTCTTATTATCTACAGCAAACTTATTAATGCTTACAGTAATGTTCAGATTTTTGTCTGATAACTTACCAAAGTTTTTAAGCCTCTTCTCTAACTGTTTAAGGGTAGAGTCAACCTTTTTAATTTCTTTCTGATCAACTTTAAAACCTAACGCTGCCCAATAACGTGCAATCTCCATTGAGAATGTTACCTCTTCTGCTGTCTCTTGGATTCAGCCTCAATTTTGTCTTGGGCCATTTTTCTTATGGAGTCATGTACGTCACAGACTTCCAGCATATCCCACATTTGTTTGACACTGTAAGTTGTACTAAACAGTGGTAGCATACTTAGGCTCCCAAGCTCGTGTGTTACGATCCTGTATACAGCCCAATCTTGTGAGAACTGTTCTTCTATTTCTTTTTCCAGAGCACTCTTAACTCTTGTAGACGGAGCGCTCTCTGTTATTCCTCGCCACCGTCTTCCTGAAAACCCTCAGAGGCAAAGTTATACTCAATGATTTCATTATACAATTTGTGCAAGTGTTGATACCGGCGTGCGAAGATCACATCGAAAGAGCTAGCAGTAATTTGCTTATTGTCTTTAGCTGCGTACTTGCAAACGATCTGCTTCATCAGAGCGAGGTCTGGAGCTTTACCAGCTTCAATATTATCTCTCTGAGTTTCCATGAACTTCAGGCCATCTGTGCAGGCCATGCTGGTAACAAGATAGTCCACATCATCGACAGTCAGTGTAGTCTGAGGAAGTGCAACATCATTCATATTAAGCTTACTCATAAATATCTCTCTTTATTTAATGTTGTAAAAGACTAAGACCATTTCCATGATAATCTTAGTCTTAAGGAATTTGGAACACCTCCTTATTAGAAGATGTTGTTTATTGCTGTGTTAACTAATCCAGCAGCACTATTAAAGATACTACTGAAGATGTTAATAGTTTGAGCATTACCACCAACAGTGTAACTACCTGTTGTCTGACAAAAGAGTTTCCATTGTCTGTATTCAAATTCACCTGAATACACAACTTCTGGATAACCTAAGATGTAAGCTTCTCTAGAGCTAAATACACTTGTACCTTTCAAATCAGAAAGCGTTAGCTCAATACGCCCTGTAGCTTTCTGAATGTCTAGCTCGTGAATCCTAGAGAATACATCATTACTCATAGATGTTTGAAGCAAAGGGATTGTGATAGTACAAGATGTGTCAGCATTACGAACACGGGTGTGCTTACCACGAATACCACGAACAGGTTTAAAGGCATCCACACTTCTAGTGATAGAAATACTCTGCCAACCTGTTACAGTGTAGCCACC